AGAGCCTGGCAGCGGGTGCGGCGCGGCGAGGTGTGCTCGCTGTGCGGCGACCGGTTCCCGTGCCGGTCGGGGTCGTGCGGGCACGTCGACTGCGCCATGGAGCGCTGCGCCCCGCCGCCGGGTGCGAGGCGGTTCGCGCTCCTGGTGGACGGACTCGGTTACGTTTTTGCCGAGCCGATCTAGCTACTTGTGAGATAGTTCAGAAAAGAGCTGCGTTGCGCAAGCCGAATAGGTAGTGTGGGGACATGACGAACACGACGGACAGCAAGCTCAGCACCGCGACCCGCAAGGGCGCCGAGTCCTCGATCCGCAAGTACTTCAAGGGTCGGGCGAACACCGGCCTCCGCGCGAAGCTGCACGCCGCGCTGGGCGCGGACGACCCGGTTGCGGCGATCCGCGGGATCGAGCGGGGCGTGGCGCTGCACTTCCCGATCTACACGCGCCAGATCGCCGACGAGCTGGCGGCCGACATCGCCCGCGACCAGCGCGTCGCGCGGGACCAGGCCGAGGCGCGCGCCGCGCTCGCGGCGAACCGCTGCCCGGTGTGCGGCCGCTCGGTGCGGCGCAACCTGTCGATCACCGGCTGGGTCCAGTGCAGCCAGCTCGGCGCGGACACGCACCGCGCCGACCCGTCGCAGCCGCCGTGCGCCTGGCAGGGGTTCACGTCGTGAGCCGCCTGGAGATCCGGATGGCGGCGCTGGCGCGCGCCGCGCGGGGCCGGCGGGCGGTCGCCCGCGACTACCGCTGCGGCGGCTGCGGCCTGACCCTCGACGAGCGCGCGGCCCGCAGCGCGGCGTTCTCCGGGTGCCCGCACTGCGGCTCGACCGACATCGGCGCGTCGCTGGCGGTGCAGCGGTGAGCCGCACGGGGCACGCGCGGCCGCCGCGCCGGCCGCGGTCGTGGGAGGTCATCTGGTACGACGCCACCCTCGACCGCTGGAACCGCCCCGAGCGCCGGTACCCGTACAAGGACGCGGCGGCGCGCGCGGCCGCGTCGCACGTGCTGCCGACCTACGTCCGGCGCACCATCGACCTCGACTCGATCGGCCTGCCCGAGGACCCGCCGCCCGCGGACTGGGCGGATCGCAGGAATAACACACAACCGCGCCGGCGTTGACACGCCAGCCGCAAACCCGAGGAGCTGATCCCCATGACCGAGCAAGCGACCCCAGAATACTGCTACGTCCTCCGCAACTGCAAGGAGGGCGGCGTCTCACACAACGGCTTCGTGTGGCCGCAGTCCGGCCCCGTCGAGGCGCCGGACTGGAACCCGGAGCCGGTGTGCGGCGGCGGCCTGCACGGCTGGCTCGGCGCGATGGGGGACATGGCCCTCGGTCACGGCGAGGACGCGCCGGTGTGGGTCGTGGTCAAGGTCGATCGGGCCCTGATCGTCGAGCTGGGCGGTAAGGTCAAGTTCCCCCGCGGCGAGGTCGTGTACTACGGGTCGGTCGACGGCGCGGTCGCGCACCTCGCCTCGGTCGGCGTCTGTGGTTACAGGGGCACCAGCACGAGCGGGGACGGCGGCACCAGCACGAGTGGGTACGGCGGCACCAGCACGAGCGGGGACGGCGGCACCAGCACGAGTGGGTACGGCGGCACCAGCACGAGCGGGGACGGCGGCACCAGCACGAGCGGGACCCGCGGCACCAGCACGAGCGGGTCCCGCGGCACCAGCACGAGTGGGTACGGCGGCACCAGCACGAGCGGGGACGGCGGCACCAGCACGAGTGGGTACGGCGGCACCAGCACGAGCGGGGACGGCGGCACCAGCACGAGCGGGACCCGCGGCACCAGCACGAGCGGGACCCGCGGCACCAGCACGAGTGGGTACGGCGGCACCAGCACGAGCGGGGACGGCGGCACCAGCACGAGTGGGTACGGCGGCAGGGCGCGCGCCGGCGAGCGGGGCGAGATCCACCTGCTCTGGTGGGACACGGTTCGCGGGTCGTACCGCACGGTGATCGGGTACGTGGGCGAGGAGGGGATCGAGTCGGACGTCTACTACCGGCTCGACGACCAGCACCGGATCGTCCGGGCGGAGGTGCAGTCGTGATCACCACGGGAAGCAGCGATCGCGAGCCGCGCCCCGGCTACCCGGAGTACCTCGCGCTGGTGCAGGCGCAGTTCTCGTTCGCGGTGCGGTCGGGTGAGGCGCTGTACACGACCGACGCGCGCGACCTGTGGGCCGGCTACCTCGGCGCGCTGCCGGCGGACGAGCGCGGGCACCACACGTGCCACGCTTGCCGCCAGTTCGTCGAGCGGTTCGGCGGGCTCGTCACGATCGACGAGCACGGGAACGCGTCGCCGGTCCTGTGGCACGCGCCGCCGCACGGAGTGGCGCCCGCACCGTACGGCGCGGCGCACAGGCGGCTGCGCCGGATCGTCGAGGCCGCGCGGGTCACCGGCGTGCACGTGACGAGCGAGCGCGTGTGGGGCACCGCGAGCACGCGCGTGCAGCCGGTCGGCGGACGCATGATCACCTGGGAGCACCTGCACGTCGTGCCGCCCGCGAACCTCGTGTACACGCGCACCCCGCTCAAGACGGCGGGCCAGCGCGCGGCCGAACTTCGCGCGGACCGCGAGACGCTGTGCCGGGCGCTCGGGGACTTCCGCACCGCGACCGTCGAGCAGGCGCTGTCGCTGGTCGAGTCCGAGGTGCTGTACCGGAGCGAGAAGGTCGCGGGGCCGCTGCGCTGGCTGCTCGCGCTGCAGCGCGCGCGTGCCTCGACGACGAGCCACCGCGCCGCGGAGAATCTGGCGTGGCGCGCCGCCGCGACCGCGCCGCCCGGCTGGTGCCACGTGCGCAGCACCGTCACCGGCTCGCTGCTGGAAGACCTGGAGGTCGGGCTGTCGCTGAGCGAGGTGAAGCGGCGGTTCGACGCCAAGATGTCGCCGCTGCAGTACCAGCGGCCGCAGGCGCCGCCGACCGCCGGCAATCTCGCGCGCGCCGAGCAGGTCGTCGAGGCGCTGCGCTCGGCCGGGGCGCTCGACCGCCGCGTCGCGCGGCTCGAAGACCTGCGCGAGCTGGCGGTGTGGCAGCCGCGCGGAACGCGCGCGACGGCGGGCGAGCGTGCTGGGTCCGTGTTCGGGCACCTGCTGCCCGCCGCCGCGACCCTGCACCGCGGCACGCTGACGCGCGGCGCGGTCACGTGGGAGAACTTCCGCCGCACGCTCCTGCCGCACGCGGCGAAGATCGAGTACCACGTGCCCGTGACGGGGAACTTCCTCGGGTTCGTCACCGCCACGGGGGCGAGCGCGCCGCCGATCCTGCAGTGGGACACGCCGGAGCGGCGGATGCCGGTGAGCTGGTACGTCTACCAGGGCGGCAGCATGGCGCGCGACTGGTCGCTGCGGTCGGGCGCGTGGGTCGCGGTCGACATGATCGCGCGGCTGCCCCCGATGCGCGACGTCGAGGACGTCGGCGGGCACCACGGCGCGGGGGTGGTGCTCGTGCTGGACGGGCTGCGCGACACGCGCGCCCGGTCGTGCGGGCTGGGTCTGTTCCCCGAGATCCTGAAGGCGGAGTACCGCGAGGTGCGCGCCTCGATCGAGGCGTACTCGCGCGCCGGCCGGCTCGCGGATTCCCTGGTGTGCGGCTACGCGGCCGGCGGTGTCGACCTGCGGCGCGGCGCGCGGTGGGACGCGCGCGTGCGCGTCACCGGCCACGACGGGTCGACGGTCGAGTGCGTGCTCGATCGGTGGGACTGACCGACACCTGCTACAATTGGCAGGGTGACGGCTAGAACTGGTACGAAAACCGCGCGCGCTGACGCCCGCGACAACGGCGGACGCTTCGTGCGCGGCGCGGTCGGCAACCCCGACGGGCGCCGCGGCAAGCAGGCGCCCAGCCCCCGCACCGACGGCTGGGTCAACGTCCTGTCCGGCTTCGGGACCAGCGACGACAAGCGCACCTCCACCAAGTTCGGCACCGAGTGCCTGGCCTCGGTCGAGGCGGCCGATCTCTGGCGCGGCGACGACATGGCCGCGCGGATCGTCGAGGACATCCCAGCCGAGATGTACCGCGAGGGGATCGAATTCACCTGCGAGGACGACGACGCCACCGCGGCGGTGCACGAGGAGCTGGAGCGGCTCGCTGCGGTCGACTGCCTGGTGCACGGCGGCGAGTTCGAGCGCGCGTACGGTGGCGCCGCGATCTTCCCGGTGATCAACGACTCCACCGGTGACCTCGCGCTGCCGCTCAGCGAGTCGACCATCTCCGAGATCAAGCACCTGCAGGTGTTCGAGGCGGAGGAGCTGTACCCGCACCGGTTCTACACCGACATCCGGTCCCCGAAGTTCGGCGAGCCGGAGGTCTACCAGTACGTCCCGATCTCCGCGCCCGGCGCGAGCACGCAGCCGCTGACCTACATCCACGAGTCGCGGCTGATCACGTTCCCCGGGATCCGCGTGACGCGCCGGCAACTACCCGGCTCGGCGTACGGCTGGGGCGACAGCGTGTTCAACCGCGTGTGGCGCGTGCTGTCCGACTTCGGGATCGCGTGGTCGAGCGCGGCCGTGCTGCTGCACGAGTTCGCGGTCGGCGTCATGTCCATGGACGGGCTCGCGCAGCTCCTCGGCACCGAGGACGGCGAGAAGATGGTGATCGCCCGGCTCAAGGGCATGATGCTCGGCAAGTCGACGATCAAGTCGCTCCTCGTCGACTCGAAGGACAAGTACAGCCGCGAGCAGACCCCGGTCACCGGCCTGCCGGACCTGCTGGACAAGTTCTGGACCCGGCTCGCGGCGGCGGCGAACATGCCGGTGACGCGCCTGTCCGGCATGTCGCCCGGCGGCCTCAACTCGACCGGCGAGTCCGACACCCGCGCCTGGTACGACACGATCGCGGTGCACCAGCACCGCGCGATGCCGCGCGTGCGCCGGCTCGTGCATCTCATCCTGCTCGCCAAGTCGGGTCCGACCCGCGGCAAGGTGCCGCCCGGCTGGCAGGTCAAGTTCAAGCCGCTGTGGCAGCCGTCCGAGAAGGAGATCGCCGAGGCGCGCAAGCTGCAGGCCGAGACGGACAAGATCTACATCGAGGCGCAGGTGATCGACCCGGACGACGTGGCCGAGTCGCGCTTCGGCGAGGATGGGTACTCGCATGAGACGACGATCGACTGGGCGCGCCGCAAGAAGCGCGAGGTCACGCAGGCCGAGGTCGCGGCCGCGGTCGCCGACCCGGCACTGGTGCGCGGTGCCGCGGTCGCCGACCCGGCGATGGTGCGCGGTGCCGCCGACCCGGCGGCGAAGCCGGCCAAGCAGATCGCGAAGGACGCGTGAACGCCCGCGCCGCGCACACCGCGCGGGCGCTGCAGGTCCACCGCAGGATCGGCACCGCCGGCGCGCGCCGGCGCCTGCCGCGGCAGGTCCCGCCGCTGTCGATCGAGCGCGACTACGCCGGCGAGATCCAGCGGCTCGTCGACGTCGCGCGGGCGGTGCTGCGCCCGCTGGAGCAGGCGCTGCCGCACCTGCTGGCCGCGGCCGCGCGCGAGCGCCGGCACGACGCGGGCGAGGGGTCGGAGATCCGGAAGATCATCGAGTCCGCGCGGCGCCACCTGACCGACACGGTGACGCCGCAGGACGTCGAGCGCCTGGCGCGCCTGTTCGCCGAGCGCACGGCGACCTACCAGCGGATCCAGTTGAACAGCCAGGTGCACGCCGCGCTCGGCGTCGACCTGTTCGTGCCGGACACGAAGCTGGCGGCGATCCTCGACGGGTTCGTCGCCGAGAACGCCGCGCTGATCACGAGCGTCCCCGCGCAGGTGATCGACCGGATCGAGGGTCGCGTTACGCGCGCGGTCACCGACGGCACGCTGCACGACGACCTCGCGGCCGACCTGCAGAAGGAGTACGGGTTCGGCGAGCGCCGGGCGGCGCTGATCGCGCGCGACCAGATCGGCAAGGCGTACGGGCAGGTCAACGCCAGCAGGCAGCGCGACCTCGGGGTCGAGCGGTACCGCTGGGTCACCTCGCGTGACGAGCGGGTGCGCCCCGAGCACCGCGCGCTCGACGGCCTGGTGTTCCGATACGACGACCCGACCGGAGGCGACCACGGCATGGTCCCGGGTCAGCCGATCTTGTGCCGGTGCATGGCCGAGCCGATCTTCGACGAGATCCTCGCGGCGACCGAGTAAGCGCGCACACCGATCCGCCCGCCAGGTAACCGGACCCGCGTCGTATAAGTGCGCGCGTGGACGCGCTGCCGGCGCGGTGTCACGATCGAGCGATGCTTACCGCGCTACTCGTGCTCGTGGTTTTCATGTCGGCCGCGGCGATCGACTACGTCGAGGCGTACTACGTTCGCGCAGTCGCGGACGGTGCTGCCGAACGCGCCGCGGCGCTGAGCCTGGCGATGTATGGCGGATCGCTCGTCGGGTGGGTCGTGATCATCAAGGTCAGCTTGTGGCTGCTGATCCCGGAAGGTGCCGGGTTCTTCGTCGGAACGTACATCGCAGTCCGGCGCCAGCGGCGCCACGTGCTTCGCTCACTAGAGCCCTCGCCGTGCCGAGTCATGCCTAGTCGCGCGCTGCCGGACCACGCCGATGCCGGGCCTTGCCTGCCCGCGATCGAAAAGTTTGCGCACTAGCGCCCCTGCCTCGCCACGCCTTGCCGGACCCGGCCTCGCCTTGCCGCGGCCCGCCTCTAAGAATCTTTCTCGACCGCGCCGGCCAGTTCCGGCGTCTGCCGCACGCGCGGCTGCGGGATCAGGTTCCGCGACTCGATGCGTCCGGCGGCCTGCAGCGCGCGTCCGTGCGTGACGAGCGCGCGGTCGTGCTCGGCGACATCGTCGCCCAGCTTCGAGCGGTCGACGCCTGCCATGCGCCGATGCGACTCGCCGGCCTGCACGAGTAGCGCGAGGATGCGACGATCGTTGTACGCCGACGCCTCGGGGTCGGTGAGGATGACGAGGTCACCGGCGTCGCAGATGATCGTGACCAGCTCGCCGTCCCGCTCCGCGAGCGCGCGCTCGACGTACTGTCGCGCCGGCAGGAACGCCTTGATCCCGTACCTCGCGTCCGCGTGCCGGATGTTGTACGCGGACTCGATCGTGCTGCGCGGAACGCGCGAGCCCTTGCTCAGCGCCGCGGTGTCGAACGGATAGTACCTCGTCGTCGTCATTTCGCTCATCGCCGTTTTTCTCCTTTTGCGCACTAGCGCCCTTGCCGTGCCCTCGCCCGGCCTTGCCGGGCCAACGCCCTGCCCCGCCGCGCCGCGATCGAAAAGTTCGCTCACTAGAGCCCCTGCCATGCCCCGCCGGACCTGGCCCAGCCCTGCCGAGCGGAGACATGCCTGGCCGTAGTACATCTACGCGATCGAAAAGTTTGCGCACTAGCGCCCTTGCCTAGCCCCGCCCCGCCAAGCCGTGCCATGCCCCGCCTAGCCGTGGCAAAAGCCTACGCGAGTTGGAACCGTCCGAACTTCGGACGCCAGTCCCCGAGCCCGCAGCGACCCGCGTCCTCGACGATGTCGAGGAGGTCGCGCTCCGACTTGATGACCGACGGGTCCCACTGGATCTCGAAGCTGCACGACCACTCCGGGAACATCGGGCGCGTGCGGATCACGCGCGCCTGCTTCACGCGCACGCCGGCGCGCTTCATGAACCCGCCGTGATCCCACAGCGCGTCCGCCGTCTTCGGGCCGGTGTAGTCGAGCGTTT